ACAGGTCGTAGGTTGATGCGCCGACGGTCAGGTTCACAGTCGCGTTCGACAGGAACGTGGTAGTTGCCATGTTTAGTTTCTCCTTGCCGCGATTGCGACTGTCAGGTTGTAGGCGGGTATTACTTGATCGCCAACGGTGACGGTGGCGGGGCGGCCGCCGGTGACGGCCAGGGTTGTCGACGCCATGATGGTGTCGGCGGTCGTGATGAGATAGTCCTCGGCGTCCTGGTTGCCGGGTGGCGCAGCGAGGATCAGCAGGTCAAAGCGGATGTCTCCGACGTTGTAAGTGAAACTGTCGAACGTCGGCGGGTTGACGAGAACGGTCATTGGGCGGGCGTTGCGCGGGTCGGTGACAGCTGCGAGGCTAAGCGCCGTCAAGGCGTTGACCACAGCTGTACGGGACTCGGCGAAAATGCCCGTCGCCGACATTAGGCCACCTGGCTGCGGCGTATGCCGAGCAGACGCATGATCTGGCCCATGGTGCCGGTCGGTGCGGTGATCGCCATGTCCTGAAACGACGCGAACGAGTCGACGGAGCCGCGTTCTCGGTAGAGGGCGGCAGCGTACATGATTGTGCCGAGCTTGACGGCGCTACTTGGCACGGTGGTCAGGCTTTCGGCTTGGTAGCCAGCCATCTTCCGTGCCTTGTAGGCCCAAGCGTTGGCGGCATCCGTGCATACCCCAACGAAGGTTGTGTCGTTGGCGGTAGCCACGGAAATACCGAGCCACGACAGAACGTCAGCTGCGACGATCCATGTGCACGTTTCTGTCCAGGTGACGGTGCCCGCCATTGCGTCGCGGGCCACGTCGCTGCCTGCCGAAGCGACCAGCAGCTGGTTGGTGATGACGATGTCGGTGTCGTAGACGAAGTCGCCTTCGTCGTCGATGCCTTCGAAGTAGTACACCGGGACTGCGAGCACCGTGAAGGTGCCGTTGAAGCCGGTGGTGCCTGCGACAACGATTGACTGGCCGATGCCGATTTCTGTTGTCTCTAGGGTCTGCACAATGGCGTAGTCATCAACCCGTTGCGTGTGCGTTACGGTGAAAACAGCCATTGTGCAGAGCTCCCAGGTGCAGCAGTCAGCGGATCAGACGAAATTGGCCTTGACGAACTTCGATGCGTCGATCATGAGCGTGGCGAAGTAGCCGCGCCATGCGATGGTGCGCGAGATCGTCGACGGGTTGTCGATCGAGATTGCGCCCTTTTGCTGTTCGAAGATTTCGTAGCCCGAGGCGTCGCCGATGACCATCGTGCCCGAGGCGAAGTTGCGGTCGACGACGACCTGAAGGCCGAAGGCGTTGCCGTTGGCCTGCCCAGGTGCGAGATTGCCGAAAGCGTTCATGGGGCCGACCTGGGGGAACAGCGGGCGGTCAGCGGTGTCGCTGAGGCCGAGCAAGTCTTGCCAGATGCCCGGCGCCAGGAACAGGTGCGTCGGGAGGTTGCCGTTTGATGCCGACAGGATCGTTGTGGCCGCCGCGGCGATCCACGATGCCCAGTACGACGGATCGGTCGCCGATGCCGCGGTGAAGTTCGACGTGGTCGTTGCGCCCGAGGCCAGGTTGTCGGCTGCGACGTTGTCCGTGGTGTTGGCGTAAATGCGGCCCATGTCGTCAAGGATGAGCGACAGCACGTTCGGGTCAGTCCAGTCCAAATCCTGTTCGGAGATCGTGACGTAGCCACCGTAGGCGGCCTTGGTGACCTGGTTGTTGAACACAACGTAGGTGCCGGACTGAAGTGCCGCGTTCTCGGAGCTCTGTGCCGCCATTGACGTGTGGGTCGTGACTTCGGGACGGATGAACACCTTGCCGCCACCGGGCATTGCCTTGACGCCGATCGCGTCAACCACGGGGCGACGACCGATGAAGTTGTTGTAGACAGGGCCGACGATCGGGGTCGGCAGGATGCCAGGCGTGTCGGTGGTGATCACGTCGGGCGCTGCGGCCTTGATCGCTTCGCGCATCTGGTGCCATGCCGAGCCGCCAGCAATGGCCGCTGACAGGTACTCGACGGCAGTCGGCAACTCGACGTGCTTGCGCGCGGTGGCGTACACGATCGGGCTGACGGGGTGGGTTGCCGGTGCCTCTGGGGCCTCGGCCTGGATTACTTCTGACACTTGTTCCTCCTCGGGGGTGTCTTGTGGGTTGGTTTCGTCGTCCTCTGGTTCGGCCGAGGCGGCGATTTCTGTGATGACTGCGTCCGAAAACGCGGGCACGGCAACAAGCGATAGTTCGATCAGGTCGGCTTTTGAAACGACCATGACGCCTTGCTTGTCGAACTTGAACTTGGTCGGATTGGCTCCGACGGACACGGAGTCGTATGCACCGGACTTGAGGAGCGCGACTGCATCGCGACTCGCCCGCGTGTCGGCGAGAGTTGCTTCAAACTCAAGCCCGGTTGCGGTGTCAGTCAGACGGTTGACGACACCGCGAAGCTGTGTCAGATCGTGGTTCTCGACAAGTTTGGCGGCCTTTTGGTTGACGTCAAACGAGCCAGGCAGAAACTTGACTTGCTGGCCGCCGGAGACGGTAGCGGTGACATTCCACGGGACGGCGAGGCCATAGATTTTCGGCGCGTATTCTTCGTCGTCGTCGTCTTTGGCTGCGGTGAGCTGTGCGGCGGCGGTAAACCGGATTATGCGGTTAGGTGCGGCCGCGTCAACCGAGTATTCGTTCAGGTAAAGCGCGGCGAGTTGTTCTAGCGCGGCGTCAATGTTGCGGTGGCAGCCCTCGACGGTGCCGTTGTCGTGTTTAACAACTGCGAAGCCGGAACATTCAGGGTTCTCTGTTTCGATGTGCCAAGGCATTACTCAAGCTCCATTTCGTCTTCGGGCAGCTCAAGCGCGGGCGCTTCGCGCTGGATTTCGGGCGACTCGACCATGAATTCCTCGAGGTATTCCTCAACATCGAACTGGACGTGGCGGCCGTTCGGCAGCACGTCGTTCATTGACAGGCGTTCTTGGATGGAGTGCAGGATCGGGCGGGCACCGAACAGGATCAGGTCTTGACGCGACTGTTGCGCGTTTTGGTATGTCATGCCGGACTGGTCGATGCCGAGGAGATAGCCAGGGATGTCAAGCAGGCGGGCCATTTCGAGCGCCTGGTATTTGCGGGACTCGACTAGCTGCAATTTGCTCGGATCGCTGGAGAACTCTTTCCATTCGACGGCGCTGTTGAGTGCGCCGATCGCCGAGACGCGGCGGGCGTTCGCCCAAGCGGCCGCCAATTCGCCGAGCTCCTCGGACGACATCGGTTCCGAGTTGGTTGTCTGCTGAAGGTAGCCAGCTGCGATCTCGGTAGCGGAGAAACGTTCGGCGGCCTGGTCAAGGCGGAGGGCGACGCCGACGGCGCGGCGGCCCGCGTACACGATGCCCTGGTTAGGCGACAGGAACGTAATGACGTTGCTGACGTCAAGCGGGAGGCCGTTGAACTCGAGGTCGGTGGGCATACCGAACCATTCAGGGGACGCTGGCATCTTGGTCGAATAGACCATGTTGGCCGGAAGCCATTCGAAGGTGGCCGGGAAGCCGGTTGAGTAGCGGGAGGTGACGGCCCAATGTGCGCGGCCGTACATGATCAGGTCACGGGCGGTTTTGCCCATGATGAACTGGCGCGGCACCTTCGGATCGGGGCGCGACATCCACGTCTCGCCCTGGACAAAAATCTTTTCGTATTCCTCGCCTTGCCATTGCAGGACGTACGACTTCAGGTCGAGGGTTCCGACAACGGTGGTGATGAGCGAGACGGCCCTGGCAATGGTGGGGACAGATAGGGCAGCTTCCTCGGAAGCCCCAACGCTGTACGAATAAAACTGCCCTATCTGAGATGCGCCCGCGGCCGCGCCAATAGGGGAAGAGGCGACAGCCGGTGCTTCAATCTTTTTGCGGAAAAGCCCCACGTTGCGATTGTCACTCGCAAAAATTGCGAACGCAAGTATTTCAAAGAAAGATAGAGATTGATGCCCTACTGGGCGAAGGCAATGGCAGCGCGAGTTTTCTGTTGTGGTCGAGCAACCAGGGCGGCAGCCCAGATCATGCAACGCGCCAACGTGATCAGGCCTGGCGATTTCTGTGATGACAGGACGAACCCTGCGGCGGTGCGTACCCCGACGGCACGGTTGACGTGCTCCGACAGCATCTGTTCGCCGGAGTGCACCAGGCGGCCCTCGAGTATGAGCTGCCGCACCATGCCGGTGTGGGTAAGCAGTTCGTTGTAGCCGACGACGATCTTTTTGCGTTCGTAGGCCGCGGGTGCGATTGACGCCAGGCTAGGTGTGAGCGCGATGCCGGTAACGGTGGCCGCCAGTTTGTCGATCTCGGCCCAGACGCCTGGCAGCGTGTCGGCGATAAACGCAACGGTGCAGCCGATCCGGCCGTCGGGCATGAGCACGGCGCGGATGCCAGCGTAGGTCGAGTCGTCAATGCTGGAGTCAACGGCAACGATGCCGCCGTCAGGAATGTCGCCAACGATCAGTTTGTCAAACACGCCAGGAGCCAGCCACGACTGGGCGCTCGAAATCCACAGGTTTAGGCTGGCCCTGTGGAACGCCGCCTTGTCAGCCATCTCGGACTCGTCGCGCAGCGTCTCAAGATCAAGCAGGTAACCGATCGCAGGGTTGGCCATCGGCCAGTACACCTCGTCGGTGGTGTCGACGCCCGACGGGATTGACCATTCGGCAAAGAACAGTTTGCTGTCGGCCCCGGTGTCGATGGCCCGCAGCCCCTCCTCGCGCAGCTTGAGCATGGCGTGGGAGTCCTCGGTGCCTGCGGTTGACCAGCATGACAGCAATGCTTGACGGCGGGCACGTTGAGATGGTATTGCGCCGTTGAAGATCACGTCGGCAGAGATGTTCCACAGCTCGTCGGCGATAATGAAGTGTGGGCTGAAGCCGTGGAACGCTCGAGGTGTCGCAGCCTGAACCAGCCAGCGGGAGCCGTCCGGCATGACGGCCTCGTTGCGGCCATACGACCAATACAGCTTTGCGCCAAACTTTGTTTCGAGCACCGGAGCCAGCGACTCGAACAGCTCAACAGCCAGGTCAAGGTTGTGCGCGGTGGAGATCAACAGCAGCGGCTCGCCGCGGCGGATCGGTTCCTTGGTCAACACCCACAACGCCAGCGCCTTCAGGGCCACCGTCTTACCGTTCTGCCGAGCAACCGACACCAGGCTCCGTTTGTAGACCAGCGCACCGGCATCGTCGTGCGACAGCTGCCCCTCGAGCGCCGTCACCTGCCACGGCATCAGCTCAATACCCAGCACAGCCTTGCAATGCTCCGCAACCTCGCGGCCATAAGAACCTGAACCCCGAGGTACCGACATCAGCCTGGGCTTGATCGGGGCCGCCACAGCCGGATCGATCGCCGTCAGCCCAAACTCAGCAGCATCAACCCCCCTTTGCCCTTTCGGGGATACATGGACGGA